TGTGTGTGAGTTGCACAATTGCAAAAAGTATCCCCACGAATACGACTAGAATTATTATCCTAGTCATTCGTGGGGCTGGAGTTGTTCGGGTTTGTTGGGGTGGGAGTGGTATAGGCTATGCGGGTGGGGGTGTCAAGGGGAGATTTCCATAGGCTCCATTAAGATAATAGTAGCAATATCTTTAATGTTGATAATCATAACTCCGCTATCTGTAACAATTTCAACAAAATCTGACCTATCATTAATCTTAAAATCGTTATAATTTGCGCAAGCTGATTTAATTTTCTTATATGCTATATTTGCCGCACGTTTTGTTTTAAAACTATGTTCATACGCTTGTGTCGTATATTTGTGTTGAATAGCTATTCGCCACTTAGAAAGGTTATTTAATCGCAATCTTTCTAGTATAATATCGCTGGTTATATCCATATTTCCCTCGCTAATAATGATGCCTATCCACATACCTATCACTAACAATATCGCCAATATAATTATCGGTGTCTAGATAATCGTCAAAGCCATCGGTTACAATATAATCCAAATCCTCGCTTTGGATTAAATCCGCTACCATAAAATTGTTATTGCTTGCGGCGGCATGATTTTTATACTTACGTAATCCTCGTTGAGTAAGCATAATATTAATCCTTGTAGTGTTATCCGCCGCGCTTCCAATCGCGGCGGATAACCATTTTCCTGTAACAAGGTTTTGAAAGCTACCCTTTCGCCTTGCTACATATAACGCTTAACAAACGGATCAAATTTTGTCAAGCATTATTTTGTGCCAAATTAAGCGGCCTTCTTTTCGGTTGTCTTTGCCGGGGCAGGGAGCGCTTTCGACATAAGTGCCTCAAGCGGGTCATTAGCGGAAGGCTCGACAAGGAAACTGGCGGTATATTCATAGCCGGTGTTGCTACTTTCCGTAGCAATGACACCAATGGTAAAGGCCATTTCTACGCCATCACCCTTTGCCAGATTTTCCACGGTGGGCTGCACAAGGTTCTGGGCAACGTCCGGCAGGAAAAGCTGTCCGGTGCGGAAGCGGGATCCAACCTTGGCACCTACAAGCGCTTCCGCAACAAAGTCGCCAGTAAGGGCGGTAAAGTCGCCATAGGTGGAAGTGCCATGGCGCAAGCCGCGTGCAATGCCAACAACGCGGGCAATGTCAACGGACTGGCCTTCCTGTAGATCCTTGATCTGCGCCTTGACGTTACCGACAAGCACCTTCATCGACAGTTTCTTAACAATTGCAATAGCCATTTTTAAATTTCCTTTTGTCTCAATCGCGCCTCAATTGCGCATTTGCCTTAAACCACATTAGCAAAAATCAGTCAAGCATTTTAATGCGCCTAGGCGTAAATTTTATTCCGCGCTTTACGCTAAAGGTTGGCACTTCCGGCTCATAGGTTACGGTCGCACCTTTTGCGATAGCTATGATTTCCTCCGGCGAAAGCCTAACCCCTTTTGAGGCAATCTTGTAATCGCCATTGAGTTTTCTAAAGGCATATAGTTTTTTCCCGGCGACAGCGGCAAAATCGCATTGTGCTTCCAGTTCCCAATTACCTAGACCCTCGCTTAGGTCAATATCGCCAAGGTGACTAGCGGCAACGCTATCAGTGTCGCAATAAATAATAGTTCCATTGGTTTTATGAATAGCGCGCCACAAATACGCGCGAACAAAACCTGTAATAGAAGCCGATACCGCCACATCATAAAACCTTTTCTTTTCTTCCTCTAAAGGTCTAGCCATAACGGCGGTTTCCTCGCAAAGCAATTTACAAAATCCCCATCCCTCTTGCATTGCGCCGTCGATATTCTCGGCGGGAACCGTCATAAATTCTTCGTAGTTATCTGGATTACTGGCAAATTTGCCATAAAGACTATTAAGAAAAATCTTTGCAAACAATCTTTGGGCAATCCAATAATCTTGTTCTGTCCCGACGCTAGATTTCATATTCATATCGGCTTCATTCTTTAGCGTAAAGAATGTGTCTACATAATCAATAAAATTAATATCGTCTAGAAATTCGCGGATTTCTATTATAATGCAGTCATGTAAACAATTGGTATCCCTTGCCGCGATATATTCCCATCCTGTAATATGAAATTCGTATTCGCTTCCATCATTAGGAAAATATAATCCTGTGTCACCTCGCAAAGGAAAAGCTCCATATCCTTTAGCTCTGCAACTAATGAAACATTTTGATAATCTTTCATCGGTAATATCCTCTGGCATTTTGCTATAAGTGGCATAAGCGCCACCCCAAGCATGGTTAAAAGTCATTGCATAGGGATATGCAGAACGAATATCAATAACGCTAAATTCTTCCTCAATAATCCCGGTCTTAAAGCATTCGACACGACCCCCATAATAATATTTGGCAAAATCCTGATAATAGACAGGGCTGCTATTAGGTTTCTTTTCACCGCTAATCTTTTGCCAAATTTTCATAGCAGCGCTAGCTTGCGTAATAGCCATGCCATAATCGTTAATAAATTGCGTAATCATTTCGTGCAAGTAAATGCAATCTGCTTTAAGATAAGTAGTTATCGATTCCCAATTTTCGGGTTTATTCCTTTCGCCTTCCTCAAAAATAGAATAATCAATATCATCCTTTTTATAAGCGGACAACGGGGCAGGAATAATATTGAAACTATCTCTAAATTCGCAAAAGCCGATATTAAATTTGGCAAGCCTTCCGGCGATAATGGTTAGATGTTCAAAATCTTCGACATATTCTGTTAGAAAATGCCAGTCAAATTTGCCGCCGTTATGAGCGTAACAAATAACTTCCTTATCCTGTAGGAATATAATCAATTCTTCGGTATCAGTAAATTGATGATATTCCTCGCCGGTAAAAACTCCCCAAACAAAAGGTTTAGGAATGCGGCCTTTTTTAAACGGGTCGGTTTCGGCGTCAACAGTCCAAATAGGACGGCCTCGGTATTTCGGCGGCTTAAAACTTTTTGCCATATTTCCTCGCTTTGGCACGTTGCGCCGATTTGTTAGCTTTTAGCTTGCCCTTGGCAGTCTCATTATATTTCTTGGAATAATCATTAATGTTAGCTTGATTTTTGCTTTTAAATCCCTGCAAACCAAATGCCCAATTTAGATAATGATGATTAGGGCCGTGCAATTTATTGTTCTTATCCTCATAAACCGAGCCACCCGGCGCATATCGCATTAGGTGGTTATAGACCTTATCAAATGTCAAATCCCTATCAACAGGCCCGTTAAAGATAAATTCTCCGGCCATCATAACGAAGGCTTTAATGTCGGGATATTTGTCAATGACCCTTTGAATTTCTTTTGCCGGATCGGCGGCAAGATTTACCATATTAAAGGGGATTTTAAATTCGTCAATAAATTTTGAGGAAATTATGAGCGTATCGCCTTTTACCGTAACCTTAGCATTTTGTGAAACGGTAGGAACAAAGGCGACGTCAAATTTTACTTTTCCTTGATGCTGCGATGCGCGTTGCGCTATTTTCAGCTTTGCTTTATTCTTTGTTCGGTAAATCTTTGTCGGTCGCTTGGTCAATTGCTCATATTCACGCCAAGCGGCTTTAATGTAGGATTTCTGGCCAGATGTAAGGGAATGTCGCAGGTCATATCCCTTTAGCTTTTTCAAATAAGGGCGCATTTCCTTTGCGGCTTCCTTATACGCTTTTTCGGCTAATTTCTTTTGAAATTTGGCGTCCTTTGCCGCCTCTCGGGCATTGCGAATTGCGCCCTTTGCCTCTTTAGTCAAAAGGCTCTTTTTTCTTGCCATATGGGCTTACCCCTGCTAGTGTGATGACTGGCAATTGCGAGTTGCCATGAGCCTTGAACCTAGCACGGGTCGGGTCGCAGATCAAGGCCCGGAGCGCATCCCCTGCCCGCTCCGGGCCTTTTTCATAAAAGGATTTTGAGCGTTGACTAATCCGCCTAGCACAAATGTAACAATAAATATGCGCAATAGGCGCTATGTTAATTGCCGTGTGCCGCCTAAGCCCTATACAAATGATTACCTAGAAATGTATGGCGGAAAAGGTAAAACTTTTGGTAAAGTTAAAGCTACTGCTATGAATAGCTTTAGTTATAATATTACTGGCGTTAAATCATTTATCTATAATGGTGTAAATGATTCTACGCAGAATAATATGCTAGATATTTACGATTATACTTTTTCCAATAACGGAATTTATTTTAACGGCATTTGGCACTGGTGGACCATTAAAAATATTAATCCTGTTATTCCGGCGACATACAATTTGCAAGTTTATAAATTTGTGCAAAATTATTCTGGCGGTTTAACTACTAAGCCATTAAATCAAATGCAAACTTATGAATTTGATTTTATACGTTATTATACTCCCGGAAAAGCGCAACCTTATTGGTCTTACACTTTAGTAAGCAATGGTCCGAATGGCGCTCTATCAATGTTTATAAATGCGGGTTATAATTTTGGAGCAGGTCTTGATAACTGTTTAGCTATTACGGAAATTAACGAAAATGGTCTAAACACAAATCTGGCGTTTTATTTGGGTGACACTATTACAGGTCCGTTGCCTTCTCCCGGCGCAATATTTAACCCCGAACATAACTGCATTTATTTAAACGGCTATTATTACTTTTGTTATCGCAATGATGTGGCGCGCAAAATATCTGTAATAAAATTTCGTCCAGTTCCATATGACATTGATATTAATTATGACTATGACCATGACGCGCATTTGTTGGTATGGGATTTTAATATAAAGAATATTGATTTTAATGACACAACTATAAACGATTTTGTTTATAACGAGCCGAATATAAATATCGCTGCAACTGACAATAGTTTTATTATCCGCACTTTTGCGGATAGTTTTACAGGTTGGGGTTTTGTTGAGCTTGATCCAGAATGTCAATTTTATGACTTATATTCTAGCGTAGGAAATAGCGCATTTTATAACATTGTTTATGAATTAAATGAGTGGATGGCCAAAGATAATTTTGATGACAGCAATCCGCTGATTTATGCCATTAGTTATAATGACACTATTTACGAAAATGGGACATGGTTTTTGAATTTGCCTTTTAGCAAAATTCGCGCTAGAATACCGCTTGAATGTGGAAATTATTGCATACCTTTGATTAACAGAAAGGCTCAAATCAATGTCAGGAACTAAACCCAAATTTCCAAACTTTACCATGACTATCCCGGCAGAGGGTCCAATCTCTATTCCCGATAGTTATGAGTTTGTAGCAAATGAAGCCCTAGAAATTGACCTAACCGAATTGACTTTTAACGGATGGATTGAATATATTTCTGGCGTGTTTATTGACAATACGGAAAATACCGGCAACCTTTATTTCACCTGTAGCGGCACAAAGCAGAATTTTTGGTTTCCGGCGGGATATAGTGGTTATGTTCCGCTCTTTTTGCCTAATCCGCCTAAGGTTGTTGTTACGTCAAGCGCGAACGCTAACGTAACTTTTCAGTGGTATAATGTGCCAGTGTTTCCGCTACTCTTGCCGGGACCAAATGTTGTCGCTCCATTGACGGCGGTTGACCTGCAACAGATTGCTGGCGTAGCGCTTACTAGCGAAAATTTGCCCGTCGATATTACTTGGTATAATGGCGCGGCTCTCGATAGCACTAACCCGCTTCCTGTAGTCGAAAATGGACCGACAATTACGGATTATACTTTTGCCTTAACTGGCGCAAGCGATACTCTCGTTACGGCGGGGCAGGCAGGTAAATATTTCCTGCTACAAAATCCAACAGGCAACGGAACCGTGACACTTAACCTTGCTGGTGGTGATGCTAGCACTAGCGGTATCTCTATTCTCGCTGGCGGATCGTATGAGGCTATTAATGGTATAGCTAATGCTATTACTGTCAAGGGCACCGCCGCGCAGTCTGTAACCGTTTTTGCAGGATAATTATTTATGCCTATTAATAATCCGTCTAATGCGTCAATATTGCCAACTGACACAAATATAACAACTGGCGCCGCACCATTAACATTAGACCCTACTGTTAGATATTATTCTATTACAAGTGGTGGAACGGGCGGGGTAGAAATAGTTAATCTGCCTAATTTGCCGCTAGATGCTAATGGATATAATGGACAATATATTGGGCAACAGTGTCTTATTTATTTAGAAACACAAACTAATCCTAGTGATGTTGTAGAAATACATATAAATAATGACCCAAAATTGCCGACCATTATTTATCCTTTTATTGCCCAAGGAAACGGCATAGGAATTTCACACATTACTAATTACGCGCTTAATTATGGTGGTGCCAGCGCTGTGTGTATTTGGAGCGGTGATTATTGGATGATTTCTATTGCTTTAAATGATTTGGCATGGGGCGGGGGAGTAAATGAATATGGTTATAATATGGATAGTTTACCTACCGTAAATCCCGGCGGTTCGGGTAAACTTTGGAATAATTCTGGTGTTGTAAATGTTACTTAAGGAAACTAAATCATGATGGAAGAAATGATGATTTCACTATTGCAGCGCATGACCGGCCTAACGCCGGAACAAATGCAGGCGCTTAGCAATAATGCGATTAATCTTTTGCAGTCTTTTGACACGCGACTAAAGGCGATTGAGGATAAACTAGAGATTATCTCGCATAACCACGACCCGGTTATGCCAGAAATAAAGGCGCTTGAATATGACAATTAAAACTATAGTGCTAGATGACGGTGAGCCGGAAGTTTCTGGCGAAGAATTAGCGGAAATAAAATCTGAACTAGCCAAAACTCAAGAGGAAATTGGCGAAGTTATAGTTGCTAAGATTGATGGTAACAATGAAGATATTGAAGCTATTATCGTTGAAAACACAACTGATATTAAAGAGGAAGTAAAATCATGGCTAGAGCAAGCGCTAAATCCGATAGTGGAAGCGGTGAGCCTGTTGACAACGGGCCTAGTGAATTTGTCGCAGAAAATGGAGACAATGGAAACGAAAGCGGAAACATCATTGATCCCGGATCAATCGAATACGGAGACGACTACGAGCGAGACGAATTCGGACAGCTTGTCATCGGCACAAGTGGAAAACCCCGTAGAAAGCGCGGGCGAAAGTCTGGCGGAAACTATTCAGGAAGCGGCGGAGGAAGTGCAGGAAGTGCCAAGCCATCTAAGGGAAATAATCAGGCTCTAATTTCCGGGATTGAAACACTTTCGCAGACTTTGCTTATTGTCCATATGGGTATTGCAAAGTTTACGGAATGTAAGCACTTTGAATTGGAAAAGAAAGAAAGCGATAATCTTGCTGGCGCTCTAGTTAATGTTATGGAGCAATTCGACATTACGCCTGATCCCAAGTGGACAGCGGTGACTGGTCTGATTACAACTAGTGCAATGATTTACGGGCCTAGGATTGTGCTTTATCGTTTGGAAGCGGAAGACAAGCGCAAGGCTAAACGCGCGCAAAAAGAGCCGTTGAACTCTGGCCAGTTTGATGGTAACAATATCGTTGATATGGGCGGATTTAATTTAGGTGGATAGTTATGGATAGGCGCAAGGCAAAGAAAAAGTTTAAAAAAGACTTGGGAATTATGAAAATTAATATTCCCAAAGCTAAAAAGGAACGCCGCGCTAATCTAAAAACTAAAACCGCACGTAAATTTACTAATTGGTTATGAGCATAAATCTTCCCGGTCCCGATGCCCGCACGGTTGTTCTCGGCTCAACCGGCAGCGGTAAAACGCAATTCTCGGTTTGGCTATTGTCAACGCGGGATTTCCATAGACGTGCATGGTTTATTCTCGATTTCAAGGGCGATGAATTGCTTGACTCAATCGGAGCCAAATTAATTTCCATCCGGGAATTTCCCAAAGAACCGGGCCTGTATATTATTCGCCCTTTGCCCGGCGAGGATTATTTAGTTAGCCAATTTTTCTATAAATGTTGGGTTAACGAAAATGTTGGGGTTTTTATTGACGAGGGCGGCATGGTGCCCAAAATGGATAAGTGGTTTCGCGCTTGTCTTACACAGGGGCGCTCTAAACATGTCGAAATGATTATTTGTTCACAAAGGCCGGTATGGCTGGATAAATACGTTTTTACCGAAGCGTGGTTTTACGCTGTTTTCAACATTAACTTTGTTGACGATAACAAGGCCATGCGGGCTTACCTTGGCGGCATCACGCCTAAGCGCTTGACCAAGTACCATTCGTTGTGGTACGATGTAAGCCAACATAAATCGGCTATTCTCGGGCCGGTCCCTAATACGGAAAAGTTGATAGAAATTTTTAACGCAAAACTTGATACTAAACCGATGAAGATTTAGCAAGTTAAAATTTTAACCGGAGTTAATATAATGAAGGAAACTGTCATTACTTGGACAATCGCTAATTGGATTACCGTTTTTCTTATGTTTGTTTCGGCTAGTCTAATTATTGGCGCGATTATCAAGACTGTTACCCGAATGCGCTCTAATTCGGGAGAGTAATTTGTTATGCTTAATTTTAACCTAATGAAAGCATGGCAAAATTGGATCATCATTTTCTTGATGATTTCTATTGCAATGACCGGACTCCACATTTTTATTAACTTTATTGATAAGGACACAAATTAATGGCACAGGCTCCCGCCGCACCTACTCCGCAGCAGATGGTGCAGATGAATATGATGGCGCGAAACGCTGTCACCGCTAATTCTATTAAAATGAAGCAGCAGATTTATTCGGTTACTGTTGATCCTACTTCACAGAATGTTCTTAACGTTACTGGCAACGCTATTCGTAACGTTGGTTTGCTTCTCGGTTTTGTTGTTGAAGTAACCGGCAACGTCAAGATTACGACTGGCACTGTTGACGCTGCGCGAACTCCGTTTGGCAATGCCAATATGGTGCAGCAGTTCCGGTTTGACGATCTTTCCAACTATACCCGTATTCAGACGCCGGGATGGCACCTTGCCACGATTAATACCCTGCGACAGGGCTTTGGATATGGTGGCGTTTACGCCAATAATATCCCTATGGGTTATGGCGTCAATTATCCGGTATACGCAGGTTCCAGCACTCTTACCCATGCGGTAAGTCAGCAGCTTCGCCAGCAGTATTATGTCCCTATCTCTTATAGCAGCACTGATTTGCGTGGCGCTATTTGGATGAGCACTGTTTCTGCAACGTCTAATCTCCAGATCACTCTTAACCAGACGCCGATTGTTGGCGCGGCAGGCAATCCGATTAACGGTGTGTTTCAGATGGCCTCTGGCACCGCACCTAGCCAGTGGGATGGTAACGTCACCGTTACGGTTTATCAGGTCTATCTTGATCAGGTTCCACGCGATAGCAAGACCGGCGCGCCTATTCTGCCGATGATGGACCTTAACACCATTTATGAGTTGAAGCAGACCACGTTTAGTAATCCTACCGCAAATCAGGATTATCCAATGGCCTATTCAAACTTCCGCTCGTTCCTTTCGACTATCGCGGTTTTCGATAATGCAGGCGTCTATAACGCCGGAACCGACGTTAATTATTGGTCGCTGGCAAGTGCCAACTTTACTAATATCTTTAAGGTGACGCCGGAAATTGCCGCACTTGACGGACGACAGTCTATTATGACCGATATGCCGGTTGGGTCTTATCTGTTTGAAAGTCGAGACATTCCAATTAATACCATTAACTATGGTAATATGGAATTGAACCTTAATGCTAGTTCTGTATCTGCCGGGGCGCGTGTTCTCGTTGGATACGAAGATTTTGCGCTCGTTTCGCAGGTTGTTGGCGCTTCCTCGCTTGCTGGCGGCTAACGAAACTTGAGCGTAATCTAGGCCCGGAAAGTCTTATACTTTCTTTGCGGATTTTCCGGGCCTAGTAATCTAAGGGTTATTTTATGACTAGCTGCAATCTCTGCAATGCGATTAACAGGTGGCTAAAGCAGCCATTTAAAGAGGAAGGCAGCGCACTAGATTGGTTTCTTTTTCTTGGTCTAGTGCTTGTAATTATTTTCTTTTGGTCGCGTATTCTCGTTAGAATTGCGCCGTAACCGGAGTTAAACCTATGCGTATTTTTGGCCTCTCTCTTACAAGCCTGTTTATTCTTTTCCTGTTTTTCTGGCTTGGCACCAAGTTTCCTAATACTTTTGGTAACATTCCTATTATTGGGCGTTGATGTGGAACAATCAACTAAACTTTTCTTGATGCTTGCTTTCTTGTTTATTGTATTTACTACAATGAACGGGCATCTAGAAAAGTATGTGCGAATTATATTTGGCAGCGCTGGCAACAATGGCAAAGCAAATTCCGCACTTGGTCAAATTGGCACCTATTCAATTCCGTCATTTTAGGCTTTAGCAATCTATGCCCTTTTTTCTTCTCATTATTGGCTTGATTGTTATTGTTGCCGGTATTAGGTCAGCGCAATCTGGCACCGATTTAATCGGTTTAGTTAAGTCGGATTTTAGCGGCTCAAATAACTTTTTCTTATGGGTGCTTGCTATTATTCTTGTAGTAGCGGTTGGACAGGTTAAAGCTATTCGCCCGATTTCCGATGCTTTCCTAGGACTGCTTATTCTTGTGATTATTATAGCTAATTATAAGCACGGCGGCGATTTGCTTAATAGTTTTGTTAGCCAAGTAAAGGCAGGTATGCAATGAAAATTGGCGATACTATCGTTACGATTGCAGTTGCTATTATTGGCCTTGCAACTCTTGCGGTAATTGTTAGCAAACGCGCAAATACCACAAGTGTTATTAGTTCATTTGGTAACGCATTTAATTCAATCCTTAAAACTACGATTTCACCTGTAACAGGATAATTACTATGAATAGGCTTACTGAAGCAGTTGTAACGATTGCAGTCGCCATTATTGGCCTCGCTACTCTTGCCGTGCTGGTTTCACGCAATGCTAATACGGTTGGAGTTATTAACGCTGGCGGTGGCGTGTTCAATTCGTGGCTTGGCACGGCGGAAAGTCCCGTCACCGGCAAGAGCAATTCCGCTTCCTATAATTGGGGACAGGGGTTTGGCGGCATGGGTGGCGGCTTTAATTTTGCCATGCCTTCACTTATGGGGGGTTAAAATGTATCGCTACATTGCCACCCCTAATACTCTCGGTATTGGCGTTGATAACCTAGCTTTTGTTAGGCCACCGATTGCTACTGATTTTAACTATGACAGCCGCCGCTATAATGTTCGTGCGGATATTATGCCGCTAGAAGGCGCTGGCCAGTTTCCCCTTTATAATATCGGGCCTATGACTGACTTGCGCGCTAACGGTGTCTATCTTTCCGGACAGCTTGCGCTAGGCGCTCTTACCGATTTTAAGCGCGCTAACAATCTTGCATAAATAAAGGCTATCCCCATGAAGCTAAATTTTTCTATCTTTAAAAAGAAAGCGGTATGGTGGGGACTTGGCGCACTTGTCATTTTCTACATTTTTTATCGTCTAATTTCTGGCGGCTCCAGTTCCGCAACTGTTGTTGCGAGCAATTCCGGACCTAGCGATGCTGCGATACAAGCCAATGCTGCGCAGTCTATGGCCGCGCTGCAATATGGCGCACAGACGACAGCGGCACAGACGCAGGCCAATGCGGAAGTGGCGATGGCGCAGCTATCCGCCAATTCGACCAATATCCAGACACAAGCCGCAGTTGACCTCGGCAAATATACCGCAGGTCTTGACGCGCAAACGCAGGCGGCTGCATTGACTACGCAGCAGAATATTGCCGCCATTAATGCGGAGTATTCTTTTGATACAGCAAAAGTCACAGCGGCAACAAATATCGCGCAATGGGGCATCATGGCCAATATGATGAATACGCAAACGATTGCCAATGCGGCGGTGCAGTCACAGTTTATTCAGGCCAGCACATATCAAGCTATCGCTGCCACGATCCCAAGCGTCAAGGAACGCGACAGGTCTATTGTTGCTGGAGAACTCACTAGCGCGATTTCTGGACAGGCTTATCATTTCAACGAACCGGGCGGATGGAATATTAACACCGCCCCAATAGGCGCGGGTTCTGGAACGCAAACGGTAAATTGGGCATCGCTTTTGACGCCAGTAAACGCTGGCCAGTATCTTAATTAAGGATAACCGGCCATGAATAAAAATATCACCATCAAGCTAGGCGTTGCCGCTATAGGGTTTGCCGTGCTTTACTATTTGCTCAAGCACAAGCCGCAAGTCATTACGTCTCTGGCGCAAGCAATGCCTAGTCTGGTGCCTATCGCCAGTACGATGGCTCCGGCAACAACTTATGACGTTAATTTGCCCTCATATACCCCGCACGATTATACTTTGCCATCAATCCAGATGGGTGGCGTGTCGATTAATAAGCAACAGCCGTGTAACCTGTGCTTTAAAGAACGTCAATCTATAGCGCCAGCAAGTAATCCGGTATCCGTACAGCAATATAATAGTCTGTGGGGTTTTATGGGTGCCCTTGAGACTATGGATTACGCTATAACAAATTCGCAACTTCCTTTCGGCGGCGGTGGGTAATAATGGCTGGCCTTAGCAGCGATCAATTGGCTTGGCTTTATAGTGCAGCGCCGCTTGCTAATCAGCAGGCAGCGCGCACCGGCTTAGATGCTAATTACATTCTGGCGCAATCTGCACTAGAAAGTGGTTATGGCCAATCTGGCTTGTCAAGCAACTATAACAATTATTTTGGAATAAAAGGAAGCGGCGCAAATAGCGTTTCGCTTCCTACAACCGAATGTGACGCAAGCGGTAATTGTTATAAAACGACTGGCAACTTTGCCACTTATCCGAGTATGGCCGATAGTTTTAAAGCCTATGGCGATTATATCCTGAAAAAGGGAACTAGCGGTTACGCCACAGACACTAATTATTCAAGCAAGATTGCATCTACTATGAATAAGATTAAGTCAATTATAGGTGACAGTTTAACCAAAGGGCTAACGTCTATTCCCGGCATTGGCACGGCTAAATCTGTAACTGATGGACTAGGGGTTACTGGTAACTGTAATTGGGTTTGCCAAATTCGTAATTGGCTTAAAGACAGTAACTTTTGGCAACGTGTTGCCATGGTTATTATCGGTTTTATTTTTATTGTTGCGGCTTTGCGTATGTTTGGTAACAAGGGGAGTTGATTATGCGTAGATTTATTTTGTCGCTTGGTTTGATTGCTTCGCTTTCCAGTTGTGCCACATTTGGCAAGGCGCATAAGGAAGTGAATGTAGCGGCTAATTTAACTCGCGATTTTATTTGCAAGCATCAGACTTTTCTGCTAGCTATGGCCGACGCAAATGGCGACAAGATTTTGAGCAATACCATTAATGGATTGTGTAAGGATTATGTCGCACCTGTAGGGGGTTAAATATGCCTTGGACATATCAAGAAAGCACCGGCAACCTTACCAATCCGGGCGGCAAAATTGTTGCTTGCGGTTATTCTGGTAAGGATTTGGGCAAGAATAATCCCGATATGCAAAGCGCTGTAGGCGTCGGACCGATTCCTTGCGGAGATTGGTATATTGACGCTCCTTATGATAGCCCTAACACCGGGCCTTATACATTGCCGCTTCGCCCTGTAGTCACCGCTTCCGCCCTTGGCAGGAGTGGTTTTCGCATTCATGGTGATAGCATTAGCGATCCCGGCAACGCTTCGCATGGCTGCATAATTCTTCCACGATATGTCCGCACTCAAATTTGGGCTAGTGGAGATCGTAAACTAAAGGTTGTCGAATAATGGCTAGTGTTTCTGCCCTGTCACCTATCCCGGAATGTCCGCATGATGACAGGATTGATAGCATAGAAAAATCGGTTAACGAATTGCACACTAAGGTTGATAGATCAATCGAGTTGCAAGAAACCGTTATAAGTCTGGCGACCGCTTATAATGGGATTTCCGGCTTTATCAGGAAGCACGGGTCTAAGGCAGTATCTTTCGGGGCAGGGATTATGAGTGTCGCAGGAATAGGCAATCCGGCGGTATGGAAATTTATTTCTACTTTTTTCGGTCATTAGGGTTGACATAGATTTTTATGGTGATAAGGTGGCTTTATCGAAACGAGGAAGGATAAAGTTATGGCACGATTTGAAATTCGCCGGGTCCATGGGTGGAAAACTTACCGCGTTATGGACACTGTAAAAGGCGATTGGGATGGGCCAGCAATGGCTACCAAAACGGAAGCGGAAGAACATTGCGCCTATATGGAAAATTATTGGGAAACTAAAACGTTACAAGCCCGCGCCGATATGTATGCAGTAGAAAACGGATTGCGTTTCTAATGCTTACTAGTTTCTGGTATGGTCTTTGTATCGGTATGTTCTTAATGGGGATTTATATTCCCATTAAGATATGCCGGGAAGTTTCCAACTATATGCGCGAATTGCGAGGAAGCGAAAAGCGCATTGAAAATAGTGAGGCTTATTCATGGCGGTTAATCAAGCACATTGTAGAAACGCAGAACAAGCGTTAGTCGGCGCTATTCGGTTCCGTATGACACAAATCGAATTAGAGTTTCAGGAAAGCAATTGCGATACGTTTTTTATTAAGGAACGGGCAATTGAGGCTAAGGATATGTTGTCGCAGTTGATAGGACTTGTTAAACGTGACTAAAGCGCTATACAGGATTGCGGCGGCTTCGATTATTCTCTTGATAGTCGGCGCAATCTTGTGTAAGATAAGGCCGGATTGGTGCCCGGAAATACTTGCCGCTTTGGTAATTTCGCCGGTTCCACCCATCCCATAAGCGAGGATTTTATTTATGGATTGGATTACGTTAAATAGTCAGGCCATTATTCAAGGCATGTTAATTTTTACTCTTGCAATTAGTCTGCTGATTAATTTCTTGCAAGGGGAAAAGATTTCTACTATTGAGGCGGAAATTGATATGCTTTATAATGACTTTCAAGAGTTTCACGATAAGGCGACGGTTCATATGGCCGGAATTATTAATATGAATGAAACACCGGAAAAGACACCGGGGATGCCGTGACAAGTTTAGCTGTTTGCGCAAATTGTCATTTAGATAGTTCTCAATCAAAAATGACTAGATATTGTGTTTTTAAAATGGAAAACAAACCTTTATTGTGTGATAAATGTTATGAGGATATGATTATGCCAAATATTAATACTTGCACTTGCCCCACTAACGACCAGTCGCCGGGAGATTGGCATGATGCAAATTGTCCAAACTTTCTTGAGCCTGATAGCGGCGAAGAAATCGCGGCAGAAAGTGGAAAGGCTTTTGTCGGAACAATTGAAACCATTAACGTTAACGATGAACCTGCAAAGGACGATAGCAATGGAAAGTGACCTTAATTCTATCGCTAATCAGTTTGGCCAGTTTTCGGAACAGGCTAAGGATACGGTGACGGATACCGTTACGGCTTATACTGCGATCAAGAAAGCGATTGCGGATTATGAGGCGGATTATTTGACGTTTAAGGGCTTGGCTAATGCGATTAAGCCGCATGTGGGGCTGTAAAATTTATTGAAAATAATGCTTGACAAACTTTCCTGCCTAGGTTATAGAGATAGGGCTTAGACAGGAAAGGATAAGCAAATGTTCCAGGTCCAATATTTTAGCAAGTTTGCAAATTCATGGATTAAGATTTCTAATCTTGTTTATGAAACAAAGCAAAAGGCTCAAGAATTTATTGATTATCAGGTTAATGTTAATCAGTGGATTAATGATAGCTTTAGAATTGTAAAGGTTTAAATTTAATAGGTTAACGGTTGCGCCGTTATTAAATCAATGCAATAAAACAAGCCTATGTCACACTTAAATAACTGTTGACTATAAGGACACGGTCAACTATAACTTGGGATACTTAACCAACCAACTCCAGCCCCACGAATGACTAGGATAATAATTCTAGTCGTATTCGTGGGGATACTTTTTGCAATTGTGCAACTCACACAC